GGCGCTGTGGGGTGGCCGTTTACCCCGTTCCCCCTCTCGGCCCAGTAGGGCCTAAGGGGGTCACCCTGCAGCCTTACCACTAGCTCGCTTTTTTTCATTTTCCCCTCCCTTGCCCCCTTCTAGGGGGCGTTGGCTTGGAGCCTTTCTTCTAGTGTCTCCACTAGGTTGGCTCCTGGAACCTAGGGGAGACTCGCCGCCCAAAAAACGCAAAACCAATGTAGCATGTTCACTGTGACTTGTCAAGGAAAAAATTCCTCAATGATTTCAAGGAGTTATCCCCTCCATGGAGGATGGAGGATGGAGGAAGGGGTCCAGGGTCTAACATATTGAAATCATTGAGGAATTTCTAGGCTTTATGGGGAGTCTAGGCAAGGATGGTCTAGTAGGGGTTCTCCAGGGTTCCAGTGGATTGCCAGCTTTTCAAGGTCGCTCTTGGAGAGTTTGTCCACGGTCTCAGGGTCCGCTTCTATCTTCCTGGTGATAGCTATGTGGAGCGGCCCAGGGATATACACCATGTTCACTATTCGGTTGTCGTCGTGGTTTCCGTTGATATGATGCGTGTGCCACCCTCTTGGCATAGGCCCCATGAAGTATTCAGCGATTACCCGGTATCTGGGAAGACCACCGATAAACTCCTCGCTCACCAGTTCCCCAGTAGCCTTGAGCCTTATGCTTCCGTCTTCTCCAGCCTCCACTTCATCCACTCGTATCCCTAGGTAATCAGGCTCCCCCGCCAACTTCCGCGCTAGCTTATCCGGGTGACTCTCCAGCAGCTTCTTCCAGGCGGCCCTAGCCAGCCTCTCCTGCCTGGACTTGGCCTGTAATCCTGCTACCTGCATACGCCTATGCGCGTTAGCGTGCTTAGGGAAGCTCTTGGTTAATATATGCTTTCTGGGCATACGGAGCGGCCCTCTACGCTTTCTTCCCGTAGGAGAGTCTTCTAATGTCCTTTCTTATAGGAGCTCCCCGAGTCCTTCTCGGGCGCGCCCCAATCTCCTTAGCCCACTTCTCCAACCTATCCCAATCCATCTCGTTCAAGTCACGAGGCCGTCTTACCTTCTTGAGTGTCTGGAGCATCAGCATGGCACACTCCGCCTTGCGATACTTAATCATCAGATAGGGCCTTACTTCCTTAAGAAATTCCCAAGCATCCCCCTTCCGCTTCGAGAAAGACAGAAGCCACTCCCCATGCGTAGAGTGTGTATTCAAATCTCCCTTCCCCAAGATCCCCCTAATCCAGTCCCCCACGATAGGGTCCGTGAACGGAAGCTTAACAGTGATTTCCGCCGACCCCTTAGCCCTATTCAGCCTCGCTCCCACCCTCCCCTTGATATCGAACACTCCCGCCAAGTAAGGCCAAATCCCCTGCGCCATATCCACGGCTCCAGGAGCCTCCACCAATACCACATCCTTCTCTACAACCTTCTTCTTCCTTGCCATCCATTATCTCCTTTCGTCATTCAGTGTTCGCTAGGTTGCGCCTTATGGGCTCCCCATGGCCACCTTGATTCTACCTGCTGCGTCTCCTGTGTCAAGCTACAGAGCCTTCCCAACCGTCCTTCCTCATTCGCTCGCTCGCCTAGGACGATCCCCGCTTCAGCGTATGTATCCGCCCATCCTCTAGGACGGCCCCCTCCATCCTCATCTATTCGGCCCCACGACCCCCTAGTCCTACTCCACGACCCCACGACCTCTCGACCCTGCGGCCCCTTGGCCCCTCTATTCAATTAAAAGGGGGACACTCATTGAATAACCCCTAACCTGTCATGTACCACAAAAAACGCTCCCTAATAAAACTCAATAAATCCCAAGCCTTAGCCTAAAAACACCCCAAATCTCGGGAAAAGTTGTGGCGAATGACAGGATACGAAATGATGAGGAAATGAGACCACCTGAAAAGCTCAATAAATCCCATGCGTTGGGAGTGGGAAAATGAATCCTGTCATATGCCACAAGTGTAGGGGCGCGAGTAAGCTAGGGAGGAAAGACGCTGGGGGTGGTCGGGAACTTGGGGCGCAATGGGTCGGATTGGTGCGCAAGTGGGTTAAGTATTACCTTAGTGTTATAGTGTGTATATAATGATAATATATATTTACAACTGAATGGAATCTCGGGGGAACAGGGCCTAGCAAAAACTATACCAAACTCTTCGCATTTCTGCGAATCTAAGAAAAAAATAAAAAAAATTTTTCGTATCTCTTACTCGTGCAGATTCTAGTGACAAATGACAGGGTAATTTTCCCTATTTTGCAAGTAGCCGGAATTACTCATGATTTTTTGGGGCCATTTTTAGGGCATTTTCTTAATCATGGCATTTGTCACGAGTTTTCGGGGAAAGTTGGGCCTCCAGGGGCTAAGCTGGCGAAATAACTGGAGATTAAAAGAGGCCGTTTTTCGTGGCATATGACAGGAGTGGTACTTTTACGGGTTTTTGGGAAAATGCTCAAGGAGTGTCCCCTAAAATGTTGAATTAGCGTAGGCGGGTTGAAGGGGAATAAGTGAGAGGGGGAGTGAGAGGGGGAGTGAATAGGCGAGTAAGCGAGTAGGCGAGCGAGTAGGCAAGCGAGCGAGCGAGTGAGTGTGTATGTGAGTGAGTGAGTGAGTGAGTGAGTGAGTGAGCGAGTGAGTGAGCGAGTGAGTGACCTTGGGGCCTCCCCACTGGAGCGACCCTATACTAGGAGTCTCAATCAGCGTGCACGGGAAGGCTCTCACACTGGAGTCCGAGAGTAGGCCGCTCTTGGGAGTCTCCCCAGGGCCTCTCCAGAGCCGGGAACTCTCGGCGGCCCCTAGAGAGTCCCCGCAGGAGTGGCCCTGTGAGGAGTCTGGGGAGCTCGTAGGGCTCCAGGAACCTAGATGGCTTGGAGAGCTCATGGAGCTTGAGAGCTCATGGGCCGCCCACATGGAGAGGCCGTGGAAGGGGAAACTCTGGAGTGGCTTCCTAGGGAGAGGCCCCACTAGTGATTCCTATATAAGATAATGGTAGGGGACAATCTGGGCGGTTTCGGTTAGAGGCTCTTGCCTGTAGGGCGCTTCGGGGGAAGGGAATCTGAGCCATACTCTTAGCGGCCCCCAGACCGGTAGATCCTGCGGTCTTGGTTAGAGGCTCTTGCTCCATAGTGCCCTCAAGAGGAGGATATGAGTGCGGGTTCTATTAGGCTTCCTAGAGGGTTCTGTCATGTAGGCTCGTAGGCATAGAGACTCGTAGGCTCGTAGGCGTGGGAGCTTGCGGGTCGGTAGATCCTGCGGTTTCGGTTAACAGCCTACCATTTCTAGGTCATGAGCCGGAGGGGCCTTGGTTCTCTTGAGTAGTGCGTGTTGGAGGGTGAATGAGTGAATCCTAAATGGCGCCTTTGCTGGTTCGGTTTCGATTGCTCCCGGCCGGACGGAGCCTGCGCCCACGGCGAGGATGGGTATGCCGTAGTGGCATGGAGTAGGTGAGACCTTGGGGATGCTGTAAGTAGGTCGGGTAGGTCGGGTAGGTCGGGCAGGGTTTCCCGGATCTGGGGGGGATCCGGATCCGGATCTGGATGGGGGGATCTGGGGGGGGATCCGGATCCGGCAGAAAAGGCGGGAACCCCCGGGGATTTCTCCCCGGGGGTTTGGGGTGGGATGTGTAGGCGGGGTTTGGGGTGGGATGCTACAGTTGGGCGAGCCTAGCTGCTACGTTCGCAGCCTTGCTGCCGTCACCCGCAGCGACGGCAGCCAACAGTTCGGCCAACAATGCAGCCTTTTCAGGCTGCATTGTGGCCACGGACGCCTTAATGGCCTTCGCGCCCAACCGAGCGCGGAAGGCCGGATCATGGGCCGACGCGATCAGCGTCGGCTTTACCGACGCCTGCAGGCCCTTGGAGAGAATGAGGAGAGCATCGCGCGGACCGATGGCCCGCGCGATGGCCTCTAGGGTGGCGAGGTAGCCACCCTCCGGAGTTCCCGGTGGGATCACCACCGGGAGCCGGACCTCGACGGTCCGCTCCTCACGGAGCCGCTCCCGCCCCGCCTCATCTAGCCCTTCGTCGCTGATGCGATGGGGTTTCCATGTTAGCTTCACCCCCGGGCCCTCCCCCGTTACACGGGGCTGGAGCCGTAGGGCACAATCCTCGCCAGCCACTACGTGGCCAGCGAGGATTGCCCTTATATCCCCGGCAATCCGCGTCCCGGAGAGCGGGGTCTCCTCGACTTCTTTCTGCCTCTTGCCCATGGCATCCTCCCTTTTGTATCCCTATGGGCACGTGGCCCTTACGGCGCTAGGGTACGCCGTTCTCCCCGACTGGGGAGTGCATGCGGGCCCGGTGGCCCGCTTTCAGCCCGGTTTGCGCCCCCCGGGCTAGGGCTAGATTGTCTCTGCATCTACCGGGGGCGCACGGCCCCCCGGTAGCTTCGCCACCCCATGCGCAGGGTGGCGAGTCTGTCGTTGAGGTCCCGCTCGTAGCGGGACCCCGGGCAGTGCCTAGCTACCCTGGAAAGGGCAGCTAGGAGCTCTGCTTCACTCATCCGTCTCACTTTCATCCCCCACCTCCAGGCCGAAGTGACTCCCATACTACACCCGGGCACGCTCCGTGTCAAGTCACAGGGTCGCAGACTCGTTCGATCCGGAGCGCCCAATTCCTGGAGTTCCTTCTGCTGGTTCCCAGGGGGCCACCCCAGGGTTAGGGAGGCCCCCGGGGGGCGGTTGAGGGGGCAAGGGACCCTTTCTCATCCCAGCCCAAGCAAAAATTCAGTTCTATGACATCTCACAGGCAAGAACCTCTCCCATGGGCAAGAGCCTCCTCACGAGCAAGAGTTCCCCCTTGGGCAGGGGCCTCTCCCCCTCGAGTGAGTTCCCCCGCATAGACAGGGGCCTCTCCCCCAGGGACAAGAGCCCCCCTCAGGAGAGTGAGTTCCCCCTCGGAGGAGTGAGTTCCCTATTAGGGACAAGAGTCCCCCTCATAGGTAAGAGTTCTCTCATGGACAAGAGCCCCCCTGGTGTGGGTGGAGGTTCTGGGGTTGACATATCCGCTTTCCCCGTGGTTGACATATTCCCTTTCCATGCTACTATCCAGGCTGAAGAGGATAAGGAGGTAAGTAGGTAAGGAGGCAAGTGGGTAAGCGGATAAGTGGGCAAGGAGGCAAGTAGGTAAGTAGGTAAGTAGGTAAGTAGGTAAGCGGATAATGAGGTGAGGAGGTAAGCGGATAATGGGGTAAGCGGGTAAGGAGGGAAGGATAGAGACTCATGAGTAAGACTCCTGCTGGTTGGGATTTCGTTCGTCCAGAGGCCATAAGGGTGCTTACGATCAAGCACTTCGAGGTTCTGAAGTGGGATCTCATAGGCCGCTCCCCCGAGGATATTGCCCAGTTGGTGAATCTTCCGGTGAGGAAGGTAAGGGCCATTCAGGGGGCCGCCGCCTACCAAGAGAAGCGGGAGGAGTGGCTGGGGGTGGTGGCTCAGAGTAAGCGGGAGGAGTTCCTGGATGTGTATGAGGAGCTGGGTAGGAGGGCTCCCAAGGCGCTTACCATCTATGACAACATTCTGAGGGGGGAGCAGGTGATCGAGGTGACGCAGGAGGACGGGACGGTTCAGGAGGCACGTATCCCTATCAACATTGGGATGCAGGAGAAGGTGGCCACTCGTATCCTCTCTACCCTGTCTGGGGAGCGGGTGCATGCGGCCAATCCCTTCTCAGGGGGCCGCCTCACTTACGAGGAGAGGGTCAGATCCATCAGGCGGGGGGCTGACGGCTCGACGGAGGTGACGGAGAGGGAGAGCGTGGCGAGGAGCGGGGAACCCTCCTCCACCTGATCCGGTAAGGGGCCGCTCCATGGACTGGGAAAAGCTGTATGCCTCCTATGATTGGCTCAGGTCGGAGCCGGAGGCTCTGGACCAGCGCCTTGTCTTTGAGAGTTTCGCCTACTACGCCAACGCCTTACTGAAAATCCGCGCCAAGGACCGCATCCTCAAACCTCTCAATATAAGAAACCGTCCCGCTCAGATGATCCTTGACACCGCCATTGAGCAGGCAAGGAAAGCCGGGCGGCCCTTCGAGGGAGTCATCCTGAAATCCCGCCGCCAAGGCATCTCCACCTACTGCGAGGGCCGCATCTTCAACCTGACCACTCTGAACGAGAACACGGATTCCATCATCATCGCTCATGACGATGATGGGGTGAAGACGGTCTTCAGTTACTCCAAGCTCTTCTATGATTGCCTCCCCTCTGAGTGGAAGCCTCTTAAGAGGAGGTCGAACGCTAAGGAGCTGTGCTTCGAGAACGCGGATGAGAAGACTCGTGCTCTGGAGCCTGGGCTGCGATCAAATATCCGGGTCTACAAGGCGAGGAACTTCGCAGCTGCCCGCTCTCAGGGGACTCATGCCATTCACTATTCGGAGGTGGCATTCTTCCCTGAGTCCACAGTCAGGGAGTGTGTCAATTCCTCCTTGGACACTCTTCAGTCTATGACTGATTACCTGGTGTTCTTCGAGTCAACTGCCAATGGAGTGGGAGGCTACTTCCATGATCTTTGGGTGGAGATCACATCTCCCGATTACCGTGGGAATAGAAAGGCGTTCTTCTTCCCGTGGTTCATAGATCCAGACAACAGACTCTCCTTGGATATAGAGACGGCTCGGGTCTTGGAGGCGGACCTGGATGAGGAGGAGAAGGAGCTTAGGGCCAAGCACAGGCTCACACTAGAGCATCTTTGGTGGAGGAGAGCCAAGATCGACCAGAAGGGTGGGGACATGGACCTGTTCAGGCAGGAGTTCCCATCCACGGCGGTTGAGGCGTTCATCGTATCAGGCAATCCAGTTTTCTCCCGGGAGGTGATCTCCAAGCTCATCCTCTCATCCAAAGACCCTATATGGACAGGAGAGATTGAGACGGTGGATGGTAAGCTCACACTGTTTGAGCACTCCGGGGGGTCTATGGAGATCTGGGAGAAGCCGCTAAGGGATGCCGAGTATGTTATGGGTGTGGATGTGGGAGGGGAGGAGGAGAGAAACGATCTGGCCGCTGTGACTGTTCTCAGGAGAACCCACCCTGCGGGGTTAGCGCATGTGGCGGCTGTATGGCATGGGAACATAGACGCTGTGAACTTGGCGGATGTGGTGGTCAATATCGCACGGCTCTACAATGACGCCCTTGTGGCCATCGAGATCAACAATCAGGGGATGGTGACCCAGAACGAGGTGAAGAAGCGTTACTTCAACCTGTTCATCTGGCAGCACTTTGATCGCTTCGGGATCTCCCAGACCAAAAAGCTGGGATGGGAGACATCTATGACGACCAAGCCCTTCCTGGTGGCGTTCGGCAAGTATGCCGTCCACAAGGAGCTCGTGACTATCCCGTCCTTGAAACTCATAGGGGAGATGCAGTCCTTCGTCAAGCATGGGGCCTCTGCCAGGGCTGATGGGGCGGCCAAGGATGATCTTGTAATGTCGTTCTTGATCGCCTTGTATGTGCTGCACTTGACGGGGGTTCATGATATGGAGGTTTATGGGGAAGGGTTTGAGGTGCCTCAGAGGAGAACGGAACTCCTGGACAGAGCAGATCATGACCCGAATCCGTTCCCGCAGGATGACGAGGCCGTGAGTTCGTGGATGGCCTTGTAGGCTCCACTTCAATTACCCTTGGAAGGAGGTTTGGTATGCCCAGGAAGGCGGCGGTTGTTAGTGAGGATGAGATGGTGGTGGAGAGGAAGGTAGAATTAGGTCCACCTCCAGAGGAGCCTCCCACGGAGTCCCTGGTGGAGAGGTCCGCACAGGTCTTCCTCTCTTACCTCACTCCAGATGTGGTGGAGACCCTGGAGAAGATTTCCGTGCTCAACAAGGTCTCTATTGCTCAACTCATCATCTCGTGTGTGGTCAGGGCGCATCAGCAGGGGGCGCTTACGGAGACTATCGCCAGTGATGCGGCCAAGGCTCTCCCGTTCGAGCGGGCCGCTTCCTCTCCCACGTCTGTCAAATGTGCGGGGTGTGGGAAGCTGATCGAGGTGAAGGTCTACGGGCAGACCATGTGTTCCCCGTGCGTGCTGGCGGCCCATGAGGCGGAGGTCAAGGAGAATTATCGCAGGCAGATGGGCGGGATTAACCGCAAGCTTGCGGGGAGTGGGGAGCCTGTTCATCCGTACGCTGCCAAGGTCCATGGGTAAGGGGAGTCCTCATGAGCATCGCTGTTGATTCCACTGTCTTGAGCGTGGTCCTCTTGGCCGTCGCCTTTTACTTTCTGGCCCGTGGGAGTGAGTGGTTTGTCGCTTCCCTTCATAGGTGGGAGGCTATGTGCAGGGAGAGGGCCGCCTTCTCTATGGCGGCTTCCTCCCAGGAAGAGGAGGCTGAGAGGGAGACGCCGCCTCCCCTGCCCAAGAAGGGGGCCACTCCAGCGGACCTTCCTGCGGCCATTGGGTTCTTCGCCCCGGAGGCCGAGCCCGCCAGTGGGTTGATCTATCCTGGCTTCGCTGGGGATGAGGCTGGAGATCGAGACCCCATAGAGGAAGAGGTGAACGCTGAGAGGGTAGCCAAGATCTACTTCGCTCATAGGAAGCCTGGGGAGTGATCCCCTGAGCATGGAACTCTGAGAAAGGAGAGGGACGGCCCCCATCGACACACAGGCGTGCCTTGATGCCGTCCAAGCTTGCCATGGGATATCTTCCGGGAGAGCAAGAGCTTCTGAACTACATAGCGGACTTGGAGACTGAGGGGATCAGCAATCTCCGGGAGCGCACGACCAAGTTTTCTCTGGCGGTCCGTTTCGTCAGGGGCCATCAGTGGGAGACGAGGCCGCCCAAGTATCGCACAGATGCCACCTACAATTTCATCCACCAGACTATTGACAGGAAGGTGGCACTCCTGACCGATTCCAAGCCGAACATCCAGGTCCGTGCTCTCTCTGGAGGGAATGATGGAACGGCTACGGCGCTGTCCAAGATCTGCGAGGCCATCTGGCAGTCGGAGTCCATGGACCTGTTCCTTATGGAGATCATCCACTATGCGGCCTTGGCTGGATTCGCGTTCGCTGATACTTGGATCGATAGGGAGTATTCCGAGCCTCGTATCTCTGCGGTCGATCCCCGCTATCTGATCTATGACCCATTGGTGCTGCGGCCCCAGTTTCTCTCCAAGGGTGAGTATGTAGTTACTTGGGGGGTCATGCCTCTGAGCGAGGCCAGGGACCGCTACCCCAAGAGGGCCGACGACATCATGCCTGACTACACTGGAGAGGGCATTGATACCTCAGGAGGAGGGGTGACTGGGCGGGGGGCCATCATCTCCCGGCTGCGGACCCTCCTGCAATCAGGCCCTTCAGAGGGCAGGCCCCAGCTTCTCCTTCCCCGCTGCTGGGTTCGCCAGGTCTGGCTCAAGGATCGGAGGCGGGACAAGAGTGGAGAGCCCATCTACCCAGGGGGCCGCTTCATCAAGATCGTGGGTGGGGTGATCGTGGAGGATTCACCCAACCCCTACATCGACAGGCAGTTCCCCCATGACATGCTCAACTGGTATTTCGATGTGGATGGCCCTTGGGGCAACTCCGAATACGATCTTCTGCGCTCTCCCCAGGAGACCATGAACAAGATGATCTCCTCCGTGGTGGATAACGTCCTGGCTATCAACAATCAGGTCTGGATTGGAGACTTCAACGCCCTGACGGAGAAGGAATGGGCCGCCCTCGCCAATGTCCCAGGAGCCAAGATCAAGAAGCGGCCTGGCTCGGAGATCAGGAGGGACGCTCCTCCTGCGCTTCCCCCGCATATCTACTCGTTCCTCCAGCTCGGCATCCACTCCTTTGAGGCCCTTTCCGGGATCACGGAGGTCATGCAGGGCCGCCGCGCTGGCCAGGTCGTCTCTGGGGCCGGGATCGAGGCCCTCCAGCAGGCGGCCCAGACGACCATCCGGCTCAAGTCAAGGCAGATCGAGGCATTCCTGTCCAGGATTGGGCAGAAGCTCATCGCCAGGATCTTCCAGGCATACACCGCTGATCGTGTCTTCCATACCGTAGGAGCAGATGGTAAGGCCGAGGCTTACAACTTCAAGAGAGCCGAGATCCTGAAGGGCCACGAGAACCCTGCCAGAGCCCTCCGGTGCTACGAGTTTGTGGTAGAGCCAGGCTCCAGCCTGAAGATGGCTCGCTGGCAGAAGACCCTCCTTGCCTCCCAGCTCTTCCAGCTTGGAGTCATCGATGAGGAGGAGCTTCTGGATGTGGTCCAGTGGCCCAACCGCAAGGAGATCGCATCCAGAGTGGCCGCTAAACGAGCAGCTATGGCCGCCCCCATGGGACCAAGAGCGGCCAACCTCCCCCACCCCGCGAGAATCAGCCCGCAGGGAGGGCAGATGCGCGTGGGCGGAGAGAGCATGATGGAGGCTGGGATGACTTAATAGAGTAGATTCTATGGGCACAACTCTTGCTTGACGTAGGTGGAATTCTTGTTATCATTCGTTCCAGTGAGGTGGCTCATGAGCGTACGCAAGGTAAAGGGAGGATACGCCACGGTGCATTGCTCTGGGGAAGACGCGGGGCGTGAGATCTCCCGCTTCCCCACCAAGCGGCAGGCGATGGCGCAGCACAGGGCCATTATGGCATCCAAGACCGCAAGGCGCTCTGTGAGAGCCAGGAGGGGCCGCCGATGATCCCAGAAGCAGAGAGGTTACCCCCTCCCCCTGTTGATGGGACGGAGGGGCCGAATCTGAACCTGGCCGTGGCTGCCAGTGGCTTGGGAGATATACTTCCTGGAGGGCAACTCTCCAATGAAGCCTCGGCCGCCCAGATTATTGACTCCAGTGCCCGCCAGCTCCTCGAAGCCGGCAAGCTAGTCCCCCAGCTTGCTCCCGCCCTCATCACCGCTCTTAGGGAGTTGAAAAGAGCCCTCGAAGATCTCTCCGGCCCAGCTACGGCTCGTGGGGGAGGCCCCGAAGAGATGTTCTTCGAGGATCGGGTTACTCGGAACGTGAACCGGGCGGGGGCTCCTGGGCCGCCTCCGCCCCGAGAGGGAAGGAGATTTTGATCCGTGGATTGTGCGTTGGTGGAGGCCCCTTGAGGATTCGAGGAGAATCCCTGCTTGGAGAGGATGGCTCCTGTCATGAGGAAATCCTTATCCAGGCTGTGGATAGCCCCAAAGAAAGCCCGAAAGGAGACGACGAATGGACTTGAAGAAAGTGAAGGAGCTTCTTGAAAAGGTAGGCAGTGACGCACGGGCGGCCCTCCCCAAGGAGATCCAGGAGGTTCTGGGCCACCTGGATGGGATTGTGGGAGACTGGACGAAGAAGAGCCAGGAGTACGCCTCCACGGTCAAGAACCTGGAGGCCGCACAGGCTCGCGTCAAGGATCTGGAGGAGGGCGTCAAGTACCAGAACGGCCTCCTCGATTCCTGGGAAGCCTACTACAAAGCATTGCCAGAGGGACTTAGGGACAAGCCGGAGGAGCTGAACCGAGTGGTGGCACGGGCCTCCCGCCGGAGCACTCAGGCGGCTTCCGACGATCTGGAGGAAGATGAAGTTCCTATTTGGCAGCGCAAGGAGTTCCAAGAGCATCTTAACAAGAGCCTCACTGACGCATTTGGTAGGCATCTTGAGCCCAAGTTCAAGACGATAGAGGAATCCACGACCAAGAACATCGCTGGGCTTGGGCAGTACATCGTGGGTCTTATGCGCGTGATGAAGACGGACCCAGAGGCGGACTTTGACACTATCCTGAAGGTGACGCAGGAGAAGGGCATTTCCGATCCCATGGCCGCCTATCAGCACGCCTACGCAGACAAACTTCTGGATCGAGAGGTCGAGAAACGGCTGGCCGCCCGTCTCGAAGAGGAACGCAAAAAGGCTCCTCCCGTGGAGGGATTTGCACCGGGGGCTCCCCCGGAATTTCGGGTGTTCAAGCCCGACAAGGCTCCCCGGACATGGGAGGAAGCTGAGGCTTCGGCGCTTCAGTTCGACGCTTCCAAGTTCCTCGCCGAGAAGGAGGGCTCCGCCGCCTGATCTGACGGAGGGAACGACAAATGGCGCTTACCTATTCCGAATTGGACGCCCATGTGCAGGGTGTCCTTCTTCCTACGCTCGTTGACCAGGTCTTTGTGGGTGATCCGACCTTGGCTAGGATGACCGCTAAGAGCAAGGTCATGCTCAAGGGAGGAAAGCAGATCGAGCAGCCCGTGTCCTATGCGGCCCTTTCCGGGGGCTCCTACTCGGGCCTGGACCCCTTTGACATCGGGTATGTTGAGACCGACACCGAGGCGGTGTTCCAGTGGCGCTCGTGCTACGTGAACGTCACTATTCCTGGGGATGTGCTTGCCAAGATCGAGGGGGCCAAGGGGGCGATCCCCATCCTTTCCTCAAAGATGCAGACGGCGGAGGACACGATGGGTCACCTGCTGTCCAGCATGTTCTTCGGGGACGGCACGGGCAATGGTGGGAAGGATATGGATGGCTTCCTGAACGCCATCAATTCCACGACCTACCCCTCTTATGGGGGCATCTCCGGGGCCACGGAGACGTGGTGGGTTGGGCAGGTGAACACGGATGGAGGGATTGTCACTCCTGCGCGTGTGAGTGATTGGATTGGATCGGCCTCCATCAAGAACAAGAAGCCGGACCTGATCATCACGACCCGGGCTCTCTACCAGCACCTTTGGACGCTGGTGCAGCCCGCCCAGAGATTCCTCGCCTCAGCCAAGAACGCGGACCTGGCGAGCGTGGGATTCACGGGGATCGAGATTGACAATGTTCCTGTCCTGTGGGACTCGCACTGCCCGTCCGGGACTATGATCGGCATCAACACGGATTACTGGAAGTTCTACATCAACAAGAACAAGAATTTCCAGTGGACGCCGCCCAAGGAGCCGTTGAACCAGGACGCTTATGTCCGGCAGTTGCTCCTCATGGCCAATCTCTTTACCACCAGCCGGAGGATGAATTTCATCGCCACTGGGCTGTCCTGATTGGTGTGATTGACGGGGCCTCAAACTTCTCCGCCTCTTTTTGAGTAGGCGGATTCGTATAGGGAGGTAAGAGGAAATGCCTGCTTGGATTGCGAACCCGGCAGTCGTTCAGAATGTCAGGGGCGGCATCGTCGCCTCCAGACAGGACATCTACGAGGAGTCTTCGACGCAGTACTTCCCCCTTGGGACGCGCCTGGCCCATACTGACGGGCGTGTGTTCATCTATGCCCTCGCGGGGGCCTCCAATATCTCCGCTGGCCGTGTTGTTCAGTCGGCGGCAGTGGAGGCCGCCAGTGAGGCGGCCAATGCGGCGCTGGCGTCTAATGCCTCTGCGGGGGCCACTTATCTGTCCATCACTGTGGCGGGGGCGAATAGCGCCGTTACCGCCAACGAGTACGCGGATGGCTACCTGAAGGTCGAGGGAGGAACCTATGCGGGCTATCTATATGAGGTGAGCCACCACGCCAACATCGCCGCCAATGGGACTGGCACTATCTATCTCAAGCAGCCCACCAAGACGGCCCTTGTGGCTGGGAACGCCACCTTTGGCCTGATCAAGCATCCTGCATCCGGGGTGATCACCTTCCCGACTACCATCACTGGAACCTTGGCTGGAGTCGCCTTCATCAACATGACGGCCAACTACTACGGGTGGATTCAGACGTGGGGACCGGCCTCCGTGCTGGCCTTCGGGACTGGCACGCTGGGCGCTCCTGCCTATTGCAGCGCCAACACGGCTGGGGCAGTCACCGTGGCCAATGCCGCCAACGGCACGGACTACGCGGCTCTTGTGGCTATCAAGCCCAGGGTGGGCGTCTTCATGGCGGCCACGACGGCGAACACCGTTGCGCCCGTCTTCCTGACCATTGCGCCGTAGGGGAGGTGACTCATGGCCAACACTTTCACGGCGGTGGTCGAACAGGCCCCCATTGGAAACCGGTTCCTTTCGATCTACCGGGTGACGGGGGATGGCTCGACAACGACCATCACGGCCGCGTCCGTCGGCTTCACCTACATTGACGCAGCGTGGCTCCAGGACGTGGACGACGCCCCGGCGGCTCCTATGAGCCTGTCCACCTACTATGGAACCTCCATTGTTTTGGGGGCGGCGATTTCGAGTGGCAAGTATCAGCTCCTATTCCTGATTGGGCACTAGGAGCAATCCCCGTCCCTTGGGATGGAAACCTGGAAAGTACCGGCTGCCTGAGAGGCGGCAGGCCGGTTTAAGCGGCCTCTGGAGTGTGCGGAGGGATCTCCCGAACGCCCTCCAGGGGCTTCTTCTTATGGAGGGGTCATGCCCAAGGGAAAGAAGGTTCTTTACACTCTGGCCGTGGACGGATACCCGGAGGCCATCACAAGGCTCACGTTTCCATGGCTGCGCTTCTATGCTGACAAGATAGGAGCCGATTTCCACATCATCCGGGACAGGAAATTTCCGGGATATCCCCCGGTATATGAGAAACTCCAGATCTACGAACTGGGGAAGCACGTTGACTGGAACATCTACATCGACGCGGATGCTCTGATCAACCCGGAGATGTTCGACGTGACGGACCATCTGGACAAGGACACTGTAGCCGGGCATGGGAAGGACATGTCCGGCAACCGCTTCCGCTCCGACCGCTTCTTCCTGAGAGACGGCCGCTTCATAGGCATGGGCAACTGGTTCACCGTCGCATCTAATTGGTGCATCGACCTTTGGGAGCCCCTCAAGGACATCTCCCTGAACGCAGCGGTCAACAACATAACCGTCACCATCGATGAGGCCAAGGCAGGGATCGAACCCGTCCATCTCATTGATGACTACGTTCTCAGCCGCAACCTGGCACGCTACGGTATGAAGCACACGACCATCCTCGAAATCATCAACAAGCTGGGGCGGGGGGGATTCCCCCTGCCCTACTTCCACGTCTACACTCTTACTATGGAGGAGAAAATCCAGAAGATCCAAGAGCTTCTTCTTCAGTGGGGTATGGGGGCTCCTGGGGAGATGGCCGCATGAGACCGCTTCGGATGATGGAGACCATTCAAATCGAGATCACCAATCGGTGCATCCGGGAGTGTTCCAACTGCACAAGGCTGGTGGGGCATCACCGGAGCCCCTACTTCATGGATCTAGATCTCGTTGAGCGGGCCATCTGGTCTCTCACGGATTTTCCCCAGATGGTTGGGATCATGGGCGGGGAGCCTCTTCTGCATCCCGAATTCGAGCGGATCTCCAGGATGCTCGCCGCCAAGGTTCCCCCTGAGAGGTGCGGCCTGTGGACCTGCCTCCCCCCAGGCAAGGAGCACCATGCCCAGGTCATCTGTGAGGTCTTTGGGCATCTCTTCCTAAACGATCACACGCGGGATGACATTCTTCATGCGCCCATTTTGGTGGCCTCCCAGGAGGCCGTTCCCAACGAGCGGGATCTATGGTGTTTGGTGGACCGCTGCTGGGTCCAGAACACCTGGAGTGCCTGCGTGAACCCCCATGGGGCCTTCTTCTGTGAGGTCGCTGGGGCGCTCTCCATGCTCCTAGGAGGAGATGGGTGGGAGGTGGAGCCCTTCTGGTGGACCCGTGCTCCTATCCACTACGTCGATCAGATGGAACGGTATTGCAAGCTCTGTGGGTGTGCGCTTCCCCTGAAAAAGCGATACAGTATAGAGAACATCGATGATGTGAGCCCTGGGATGCTGGAGAGGTTGAGGGAGGTAGGCTCCCCCAAGCTCCGCAGGGGCCGCTGTGAAATTTACTCGGGCGGGCTTGTGATAGATGAGAGGAAGACGGCCACTTACAAGGACATCAATTACAGGCTTGGCGTGGCTGCCCGCTACGGCATGGGGCTCACCTTGAACGCCCAAGGGTATATGAGTCCTGTTCTCTTACGGGCGGCTTAGGTTCTGCGGAAGGAGAAGGCTTATGGCGAATGATATGACTGGAAATCCTTGGGCACTGGACACGTCCCAGAGTACTGCCGTCCGCTTCCCGTGCTGTATCACTCGGATGGAGTGGATGGGCGCTGAGGCTGTGGATGATGATCTGACAGTGCTGGACTACGAGGGAAGGGTGATCTGGGATTTGGATGCTATCGTTACTGGAGATGCGCACAGGGATCAGATCACCTTCGACGAATTCTATGTTAATGGCATCCAGCTTTCCGTGATTGACTCTGGGATTCTCCGTGTGTGGATCAAGTGACCATGCACGAAGGAGACTGGAAATTGATGACACATCGAAAGTTCAGGAGAAAGAGGTGGTGCTTCTCCATCGCGGGAGGTCTCTTGTTGGGGATCTTCTTGGGCTTGCCTGGGGTCTCTGCTGCTATTGACCCTGGGTTGATCCAAGTGTGTGAGGAGGATGGAAGCCCCTGTGGATGGTTCGTTAGGGTGAATGTCTCCAATGCGACCCTCACGGATAATGGAGATGGGACGGCGACGGTTGTGACGGGAGCTGGTTCAACCTCCGTCTCTGACACTGCCTATGGGGCTTCCTGGAACGGCTCCACTACGGTGGCTCCCTCTCAGAACGCCGTCTATGACAAGATCGAGTCCCTGTCTGGAGGTTCCATCTCCTCGGGTCTCGCGGCCAGCCTCCCTGGGACATGCACAGAGATCCAGCTTTACTGGGCGACCGACACGGATACCATGTACTACTGCACTGGGACGAATACTTGGAGCCCAACTCCGGCGGTCCTTCCGAGTGGAGTTGTGGGAGTATTCCAGATTGGGAATGCCGCTGTCTCCGGGGGCTACCTCGACTTTCTCGAAGACTCGGACAATGGAACCAACTATGTGGGCTTGGTGGCTCCATCCTCCATTGCTACCAGCTTCAGGCTCACTCTCCCGAATGCCCTGGCTGGAGGGGATGGATACCTTCTCACCTCCAGCTCAGCTGGGGCTCTGAGCTACACGGCCCCCTCGACATTTCAGAGCGCCGATGCCACCCTGACGGCCCTTGCTGGCCTCACCATCGCGGATGTGAGCATCATCCAGGGGACCGGGGCGGATGCGTTCTCTGTGCTTACCTGCACGGCCGCCAACCAGCTTATCGGGGTCAACTCCGCTGGTAACGCCTTCGAGTGCAAATCCGATATCACAGTCTCCTCCATTACGGTGAGCCCTTCTGCGACTCCTACCGTCGAGTTCAAGGACTCAGATGCGACTGCGGGAGACGTGAATGCCAGTATAGTGGTCAACTGCACTGATACTGGGAATGGCACTGAAGACTGCGATATGACCTTCTCTCAGCAGATCGCGGGGGCACTTACAGCTTTCCTGACCGTGGACGCTGATGGGAGCATCACCTTTGGGACGGGCCGTACAGTTGCCGCCACTACCTTCTCGGGGGCGCTCACCGGGAATGTGACCGGGAATGTAAGCGGGTCAGCCGCAACCCTGACCGGCACGCTGGCCAACGTTGCCTCCTCAACAAGTGCGCATCTCTACGGAACCCTGTCCGACGAGACGGGTTCTGCCTCTGGAAGCCCCCTGGCTGTGTTCAATCAGAACCCCACAATCAACGGAGCGACAGGAACGGGTGTTTGGGATCTGGGGGAAGCATCGTCATTCGAGATCCCGAATGGAGCGAGCCCCACGGTGGATGCTGCAGGAGAGATCGCGGTCGATACGACTACTGATCAGCTCCAGTACTATGGAGGAGCCAAACGGGCTATCTCTCCCATCATGTTCTCATCGTTCGCCATTCCTGATCCTGCTGACACCGACGACATCAACATCCTGAAGGCTCCCTATGGCATGACCATCATTGGGATCAACTGCATCGTCCAGGGAAGCACAAGTGCGACCGGGCAGCTTCAGGAGTGCGCATCTGATGGAACGTCCTGCACGGATCTTGACTCTGATATTACGTGCGATTCGGACGGGGCCGCGGATGATGGGAGCTTGACGGACAGCTCAATCGCCGCCAATGCCTGGATGAGGTGGAAAACAACATCCGTATCGGGAACTCCGACGTTCTTGACTGTGACTTTCAGGTATTACATAGCAGCGGACTAAGGCCATGGCGCGGACTTTGATTATCTTGTCCATTCTCCTTCTACTTCCCATCTTGAGCTGGGGGCAGGGAATGATCCATATCGTTAAGAAGAAAGCGACCCAGCAGACATCCACTGCTTGGAATGCTGTGGTTGCCTACTGGACCGTAACGAGCATGCATGGAACCCAGGTTCAAACGTGGTTGTGTGATGACATCGAAAGCGCCGTGCATGAGGGGAGGAACTGATGTATAGAAGAACTGCTATTTGGGGACTTTCATTGCTCCTACTTACCGGATCGGCGTGGGGGGCCATATCTACTCTGGATGACTACATCGGTTCCAATAAGCAGCTTATTACGTGGTGCAAGACTGGGACCAGGACCACGGTAGCGGCCATCAACTTTACCGTCTTCGACTTAGCGGGCAACCCGGGGGCTGGAACGCTGGCCATCGGCAACACCGCCGCCGGGACGGTCCCCA